GGTTAGTTGATTTAATTTGTATTGAAGTCGCCCAATGGTTTGAGTAGACTTACCAGCCGCCTTAGCTGCTGCAATCTGTGCTTTAAGTTCTTTCTTCTGTTTGAAGGTTGACATTATATTTTCCTTTGAATAAAAGAAAGGGGAACTCCCTAGAAGTCTAAGCAGTTCCCCTTGAGAAGGCTAAAATTCTAGCCTAATGTGTTTACGCAGGAAGCGCAACAGCGACAGCAGAGGTGTCACGCAACACGCCAGTACCATAGATGGTATCTGAAGTGAATAGGTCAGCCAAGAACTCTTGCTTGTACTGAGTCTGTGAACGTACACTCATTTGTTCAGCGAATACAAAAGCATCCTTATGCATGAACAAACCAAGCTTGTTGGCACCGTCAACTGGGCAGTTGTTACTAATGTAAACGTCTACACCATACAAGTTACCAATCTTACCATTAACAACAGTCTGGCCACTTACGAAGTCAGAAGAAGTATAACGATCAATACCCATAATGCTGTTACGAGCAGATGGAGGAAGGATCAATGAACGACCATCCATAGGTACGTCAAGATCATCCAAGTGCTGTACTAGGTTACGGAAACCAGCATCGTTAAATGCTTGAGTAGTACCAGTGTAGTCAGACAATGTACCATCAGCAGCCATTTCCTGAGCTTTAGCCCAAGTAGAGCCGTTGCCGCCATTAGCAGACTTACCTAGGTCAAAGATATCATCTTCAACCTTCTTAGACAATGCATAACCAGCATCACCAGTATAGAACTTACGCATAGAAGCTTGAGCTTGAATGTCAGTAATGTCCTCAATCATACGAGAGTATTCAAAATGCTTGTCGATCAAAATAGACAACTGAGTAGCAGTGTCGTTCTGAACAGTAACAGCTTGACCAGAGGTCTTAGCGTGTGCAGTACCACGATTAGGCTTAGGGATGAAGATAGTATCACCCTTCTTGCCAGACATGGGCATCTTGTTTACTAGGTTTGCAACAACCAATTCCTTCTTGTAAGAAGCAATGATCTCGTCACTCCATAACTCAGGGATGAAAGATGCAGAAGTTGCGTTAGTTTGTGTACCGCCTTGGGCGGGATAAGTAGCAGTAGTCATAATATTTTCCTAAATAAATTATCGAACTCTACCTTCAGCGTAAGCTTGTGTAATCACATCGCTGTTAGCTAGGTATCGTTCAGGTTCGTGTTGCATCATATGTAAAATCTCAGACCGTTTGAGAAACTTCTTGGTAGTCGATTCACCTGAACCTCTTGCCGAACCATTGCTACCACTCTTCAATGAACGCTTTCGTTCTTGTTCTGTGTTAGCTTTAGCTTGACCGATTAGTTCCTGCTGTTCCTTCCAAGTTGTGAATAGATCATCAGCCGCATCGAAGTCAAATCCATCATTAGCTTTTTGTAGCTTAGATGTACGTGACTTAGACTTTTCAACCCATGTACGAAAATTCTCATCGTTGACAATTTCCATTGCATCTGGATGGGCGTTAAAGATTGCTTCCTTAGCTTCAAGCTGGGCTAGCTTCTTCGTTGCTTCTCCTGCTGCTTTGAGTGCAGGGTGATTCTCTAACTTCTTATCAAGAGTTGCGTTAGGATTCTCTAAGAAATCCAAGTCGCTAATCTCGACATTCTCTTCTGGTTGCTTAGTGGCTGACTGATTCATAATGAAATCATCTACCAGCTTTCTCAACTCACCTACCTCGTTACCCTGACGACCTGAAAGCTTCTCAGCTTCTTGGTGCATCCGAACTAACTCGGCAGCAGACTTACCTTTGTACTTCTCAGGAACTTCGTCTTCCTGTTCTACGGGATCTCCTTCAACAGGCTCCGTATGTAAAGTATCTAGGCTTTGATATTCCTCGTCATCTGCTAGTTGAGGCTCGTGGTTGCCATCTAAAAGTTCTGCCATGTGTGCTCCGTACCTAAAGGTATTGTGGAATAATATTATGTGAGGTTGCTTCTAAGAAGTCTCACGCTTTCGCTCAATCGCAATCTGTTTTTGGCGTTGCTTTGCCCATTTAATCGTAGCCCCTGCAAAGTCTCCTGAGTGGGGGTCTAGATTACTCCTAGGCGCAGCTAGTTTTCGATTGGATTGTTGGTTACACTTAGAGCATACACTTATCCGAGTATCGGAGTGTACATACTTCTCTTCAATGCTACCGCATTCACTACATTCAAAATCAAATACGCGAATCATTTAAGAAATCTTCATATGAGTTGCGTATACCATCTTCAAACCTTAGTAGTTTTCCGATGATGTCTAACTGACCTTGCCTGTAGTGTAATTCTTTCTCTGTCTTACATGTTACAAGATCCCGAAGAGTCTCCTCAGAGTCTCCGAAGTCTTCAAGTAAGATTTTCCATCCCTCTGTCATAAAGACATCAATGAGGGACTCGTAATATTTTTCTAATTCTTGATCTATATCTGTTGACATAGCGTTTCTCCTGTAGTAGGACGCTGATTTAGCGTGGACTATAGCATAATACTATATAAAAGTCAAGTATTATTTTAACTTATTTGCTAACCACGCATTTGTCTATCAACGATAGCCTCTTTACTGGCGATCTCACGCTCCTTGAGAACTAACTCAGCAACCTTAGCCCGTTTAGTGAACTCTTTTTCATCCTCATCACCTGATTGAATGTTAGTCGTAAGTACTTTAAGGCGGTCAGTCTCAGCTTCCATAGGCAAGAGTTCAGTTTCAGTAGATATTTTGGATGCCCTGACTTGAGATTCCTGTGCCTGTCCTTGAAGTACAGCGATATAAGCTTCCTTCTGTTTCACTTCCATCTCCGCATTAGCCTGAGCTACTGGATCTGGCTTACTCGCCTCCTCTAGTTTAGCAATTAATGATTCACGATTAGCTAAATTCATGTTATCAACGATAGAACGTACCAATTCAGGGTACATAGGAGTATCAGGTGACATTGTTTGGAGCAACTGTACTAGCTGAGTAACTTCGTACTCTCGTGCAATAATACCCAGAGAGGAAGAAGGAATAAACTTATAGTCTCCAGTAGGGTATTGCTCTGGATTATACTGCATATAACGCCAAGCAGCAGCCTGTACAAAAGGAATTAGGAAACTCTCTTGGAAATTAATTAACGTCCGTTTGTGGCGTTTGATTATTGCACCAAGACCCATAGAGATAGCGCCAGCGGCTGCATCCCCGTTAACCACACCAGCCATCCCTGTGCTATCAATAGCTCCCGTAGCATTCTGAACCATCCGTTGAAGACTATCAGCCTGACTAAAGGTAATATTATCCACATTACCGAAATGCATAGGAGAAAGAATCTCATTTGGATTTCCGTTAGTGAGTATAGTTTTTCCTGGCTTCACTTCCATCTTAGCGCCACGCGGCATACGAGAAGCATCAATAGCCATCATAGGATGTACTGTGAGAGCCAACGCGTCAATACGCGCACGTAGTTCTGTGTCTAATGCTTTCTGACTGTTATAACCTTTCTCGCAGATACCACGGCCCCAAAAACGACTAGGCACTGTATCCCAAGGGAAAGCTACAATAGGCCGATCTTGCATCATGTAGGGGTTTTCTTCAAGCTTGAGAATGGTGTCGCCATTAGCAATGACAGCAACAACCTCAACATATAAAGAGCCATTCTCTGTGTGACTCTCTGACAGAGAAACAACTTCTTCCTCATCAGAATACAAATAGTTATCTAGAAGCTCACGAGGAATTAAACCATAATACTTTGTTAAACGTACACGATCATCCTCATATTCATCAATATCATCTTGTGCTTCAAGGAATGAGTGTGTAGCTGTCGAGTCTAAGTCAACATCTTCATATACACCTTCCTCTATAAGAGTCTCCACCTGATGTAGGGGAACAAACTCGTCAATTGCTACTCCAAGCGCCTCATCTATTGAGGCCGAGGTAGGATCAATAAGGAAGTTCTGAGGCAGAACAGGCCGTATAGTACAAGTGACCTCCTGAGTTTCCATAACACCAAAGGTCTGCATTTGCCCTTCTAGAGCAGGCTTCTGCATAGGCTTCCTACGTGTCTTCTCTTGGAGAACAATCTCACCAATACCTGTCCCGAACACGGCAGAGTTTACAATACACTCAGCAATAGCTTTACGTGTCTTATTCAACGCAAACTCTTCGGTCAACTTGTTGCGTAAGTATTCGATGTCACGACCATCTTTGTCATTCATATCGTCTTTGATATCGAAGAACTTACCACGCCCAAATGTAGCCTCCTCTACTTCTGCTACACTACTTTCAACAGCTTGTTGTAAGGCAGGGCTAATTAAACGAGAGCGTTCACTGGAACGTAAGCTATCAGCTCCTGACCAGATACCTCGCCATAGACGGTTGTACTCATCAAACCTAGCTGAGTAATTTGATTCAAAGTGATCACGCCAGCTATTACACTTGTCCATGATCCAGCTCTCGGCTGTCTCTTCAATTAGTAGTTCGTTTTCTGACATAATTAGTATCCTGCTACCGCATCCATAAATTCATAATCATCTTCCTCAAAATCAAATGCATAACTAACTTTAGCAAGTTGGTCAATATAAGATAAGGAGTCTATTAAATCGTCGTGTACTAGGTGGTTAGGAAACTGGAATAACTGATCTAAGAACTCAGAGTTCCACTCACCTTCATTAAGAGTAATCTGTCCGTGTTCAAAGCGGCCTTGTAAAGCCCATGTAATACGATCAGTCTTTCTCTTGTTGCCATGAGTCAATTCCTCTATACGAAAGAAGGATTGATTCTGTTTCATTAAGTCTGTTAGGTAAGGGTGTACAGCATTCTTCAGTGCTCCTTTCTCTATTCCAGTAGCTAATGGCTGGTAGTCTCGGACAGCTTGAAATATCTTCTCTGCTGTCTTCTTAACGTCCCAACGACCATATATAATATTATCTACCCACCAACCATCCACCCCTGCTTTAACAATAGAGATGGAGGTTGTATCCAACTTCTTTTGTTTAGAGGTAGTAGCTTTAGCAATATCAGCAAAGCCTGCAAGGTCAACTGCAATATAGTAGTCACCCTCAACAGGTTCCTCAGTATCAAACTGAATCCAATCCTCACTGAAGATAGCACCGCCAGCAGCTTCAAAGGAGGCTAGGAACTCTTGACGGAATGCAAAGGATGACATACTGCCTTTAGCAGCTTCAATCTCTTCAGGGTCTAATAGGTCATTATCATAAGAAGTAAAGTGCCAACTCTCAAAGGTAGGATCATCTCCTTGTCCATGACGATATAAGTCATAGAAATGGTTACGTCCCATAGGAGTACCAATGAAGATTGCTCGACCCTTTTGGTCAGCCAGTGCAGGACGTAGTATCTGCTCCCACACCTCTGGCTTCATGTCAGCATATTCATCCATGACCAAGAACTTTAGACTAACACCACGCATAGTCTCAGGTCTATCAGCGCCTTTAAGAGCAATCGTAGTACCATTCACTAACTTAATCTGTAAGTTGTTTATGTGACTACTCTTAATAACTGTGTGGCCTAACTCCATTAGAGTTTCCCACATGATATCACGCGCCTGTCCCTGAGTAGGGGCAACATAAAATACGTGTCCCTTAGTTGCCTGTAGACCTTCAATTATTAAGGCCCACGCTGCTAACCTACTCTTACCACAACGCCTCCCTGCTGCAACTACCTTAAAGCGGTGAGGGTCATTGAATACTTCTTGCTGCCAATCTAGTAACTCTACGTTAAGATCAGTCATTATCGTAGACGTACCTGTTGCCCTACTTGGATTCTGCCGTAGTCCATATCAGGGTTTAACTCCATCACTGTCCTGAAAGGAATACCAGCTCTCTGAGCTATCATACCTAAACCATCAGAGTCTGTAGACTGTACTGTGTACATCTCATGGGGAGTTGGATCAACATCATCAACACCAAACAACCCTCCTACCCAGTTCATAGCATCATCGTATAAGGACACAACTTTGTCTGTAGCATCTGTAGCCAATGACATGAACTGTTCTCCTTCATGTTCTAACATCTCCCCTACACCATAGAAGCCGTGGTTTCCTAGATTACTACGGATGCTTTCCGAATACTTTGTACCTTTAGTACCAAACCCGTCCTTCTCTACACGGCCTGTACGCATCCATTTACTAGCTCCTCCTGCTCCTTGGTTGTGGGCATAGCCTAGTACAGCTAACTTCTCTTCGTCAGGGAGACTTGTATAAGCCTCACCTTGCTTATTGATTAAGGCTTGGTGATTACGCATTACTAACGCTTTCATTGCTTGTTCTTGTAGCTCAGGGTCTTTACGGAAAGCCTCACGAGCAGACTTAGTATGCTCAAGGTCTACGCCCAACAACTCTCCAGCATCTTTCTTAGCTGCTTTACCTAGCTGGTACTTGCCATCATAGTGATCATTAGTACCTCCACTGATGTCGTAGACGCCTTTACTTTCTATCTCTGCAATAGAATCAAGAAACACTTGGAATCTGTTACCACTAAATAAATCAGACATCTTCGTATTCTCCTTCAAGGGCATCATCTCCGCCCCCCACAATGGTAGTGTCACCGCCAACACCAGTAATAGTAATCGAAACTGCATTCCTGCCGCCACTCTCATTCTTCTTGTCAAAATAGGAAACAGGAAGAACCCTATCCATACACATCTTTAGGGCTGCTGATTGAACGGGATGACCATCTTCTAGAGCAATAGCTATCACCTTATTGATAACCTTATCACCACTCGTAGCTAACAACCTAGCCTTGAGTTCATTGATTCTAGCAGCATCCCCTTTAGGTCTACCGACTAAACCTCTATTCCCTTTCTTCTTTGCTGCTACGTCTGCCTTTCGAGGACGGCCTCTTTTAGGCTTAACAACAACTTGTTCCTCATGATCATCACTCATAACAAACCTGCTCCAAACTAATTAGATACTCTGTAGTATCTATATAGCTGCTGAACAAGTCACAGTGTTCTTGTTGATCATAAGGATAAGAATTATAGATTACAGGGTACGCTGTTTCTGTTCAGTCCTATATAGTCAGGAGACTATAGCATACTTTATCTCAAAAGTCAATAGTTATTTAGTACTTTCTCATACCTCCCTAGTTAACTCCCTAGTGCTAACTTGGCGGATCTCAGGTGTCGTACATAGTCCTCCGCAGTGTAGCCTCACCGCAGCCTTTATCACTTCCCTTAACTTAAATAACATTCCCTTATTTATTATAGACTTACCTAATGTATTAAATTATCTAATATCACCCTTTTTTGTATCTAAGCAGGTACCGCTACTATGACAGACTCCTATACCTCCCCCCGTACCTCTAATGAGACCCATTCGCATCTACAGAGAATAATGGTAATACAAGTAAGAATCATTCTCATTCGCACTGAACTCTGCATATTCACAAGATGAATGCCTAAGTAGGTACCTATACAGCTAAATTATACCCCCTATATAACTAAATAGACTTAGCATAGAACTACAAGGTCTTTGCATCGAGAATCTGGTTAGTGTTATAATAAGCTTGTAGGTTAGATAAGTAATTAAGTTTTAGTTACTACCCTGATTCTACTCGCTCTTTAATAACTTGGCTTGATTGTTGGAACAAGGGGTTAGTCCGTCTGGATTTCGGATTGATCTCAACGGGCAATTGAGTCTAGATTTTGAGGGTAGATAAATTTCCTGGGAAACTTTTCCTATCTAAATATTAATATACCTAAAGGTAATATGATTATGAATTTTTCAACTGAAATAAAAAATGTGGGCAATATGCTCAACAAGCAGGTTAAAGCAACTGATAACACAAACGACGCTCGGCGCACATTCGCCATAGCCTTGCAAGGCGATGCGGTGGACTTAACCATTCAAGAACAAGCCGCAGCGATCAAGCTGGATGTGTCAAAGGCTTTTCCAAAGGGTTGCGGTAAAGACGCTGACCCAGTACAGAAAAAGGCGGTTCAAGCTGTACGGCAAGTAATTAGCACCTATAAAAAGGGTTGCGCCATGGGTATTAGCCCGAACAATTACGAGACTTATAGCGAGTACAGAAACGCGATCTATAACGACCAACCACTTACCAAGTTGGAACAGATCAAAAAATGGCTGGATGCAGACGATAGCAAGTTGGATGCTAACAAGCGAGTCACGACAGAAGCCTTGCAAGAATTGCTTAATACTTACAAGGCCATTGGTCAATAGCAAAGTTTCCTAGGGAAATTCTTTAAAGCCTAAAGAGTTTCCTAGGAAATTAATCGGAGAATAAAAAAATGAAGATTATATTTTTACAAATATTTTGTTGGGCTATGATGTTCGCTGGCGCACTTGCCACGATATATACAATAACTTTTGGGGGTGTACTATGACTTACACAATGAGAGATGTTAACCGTTTACGAATGGATCGCGGCTGGCCTAGGCTGGTAGCGTTAGAGTATTACATTAACCTAGCACGTTATGGTGGCAATGATGCCAGCGATAATTTGAAAAAGGCGTACACTTCGGCGCGGAGGCAGAGACGATGAATATTAAAGCAATTGAGAAGGGTAGTTTCACGTTGATCGTAGACGATAATGATGATGTTTACATGCGAACAACTACTAGTGATGGGAATATTAATTGGTTTATGTTGGATAGCTCAGACTTGATTAGCCAATGGCAGAACCACGACCAACTTGAAGAGGAGTATTATAATGCCAAGTAATATTGAGAAGTTTGGTTTCGTAGCGTCACCAAAAGATGCTGATGATATTATTGAACAGGCAGATATGTACCATGGGAGTGAGAAGGCAGCATTCCTATTAGGTATGATGTTAACATGGAATCTAATGGTGGATATGATTGAAGAGACATATCATGCTGATGACGAGTAAGGAGTTTTGGATGCGTCATGCGCCTGATTATAATTTTGAGATGGATGTTGATGATCTCATTCAAGAGGCATTAAATAAAGGCTTTATCGTCAACATAGGTGAGGATAATTATCAGTATACTGGTACAGGAGAATAGTAATGATAGCTTATAAGATAATGAAATACAGTAATAAGTTTGACGATCGTTTCCAAACTTTATTTCACGGCATTGACGGGAGCAAGCACGTTCCTTTAGATACTTGGCTGGAGGCGGAGCAGAAATGGTGTATTGATGGGAGTGGTGGAACACGCTATCTATCTGGTATCCATGTATTGCCTAGCTATTTAGCTGCTATGGATTACATGGAAAACTTTAGTGATCCAACCGACAAGGTGATTGTGATGTGCGAAGTTAAAGACTATCACAAAAAGGCTCATGCGCGTGATGAGGTATATTTAGCGCGTAAGTGTAGAATTATGGGTGAAGTAACACCACCAGATGATTACGTTGATCCTAATTATATCTGTTATGATGAACTAGTTTCCTAGGAAATTAATTGGAGAATGAAATGATTATTTTTAATTACCCCAGTAAAAAAGTATTAAAAGAAAATGTTGGTGAGCAATTGAACTACATTGAAACAAGTTTGTTTGGTGCTGAATATGTGTCGAATGGTACGCTTGTTGGGGCAAATCGTCCTCATATTACAGGACAAGGCCGAGAGTTTTTTGCTAGTGTACTAATGAAAGATAATAAGATAGTTAAAGTTTCCTAGAAAATTAATTGGAGAATAAAAATGAAAACATTAGAAGAATACGAAGCAATGCTAAAGGCTCATGATTGGGCTTATCAAATGAGTGATGATCATAAGGTATGGACGCGAGGCCAAGAGAGTTGGCAAGTAATCCAACGCCACCGAAATGATTCACCTAAGCACGTTGAATTATATTTGAAGCATTACGTTAGTGTCCCGTAAGCAATTAATAAAGCACCCTGTAGGGTAGCTCAAGTTTCCTAGGAAATTGCAGTGAGCAGCCTTACAGGAGCTTAGAGAGGTGGTATCATGATCAAGTTAAGCAATCCAAGTAAAGTGCCTTGTCATTCGTGGAGTACTGAGGCAATCTATCATTGCCCTGCTTCGGTAGACAAGGATGGACAGTTAGTTGATGCGTGTAAATCTTGCTATGCAACTGGAGGTTTCTATCAAATGCCTAGTGTTAAGGCACTACGTCAGCACAATGCTAAAGATTGGCAGCGTGAAGAATGGGTAGATGAATTTGTAGCACTGCTAGATACGCATAGATATTTTAGGTGGTTCGATAGTGGTGATGTATACCACATACGATTAGCTAAGAAAATTCTAGAAGTAATGAAGCGTACGCCTTGGGTACACCATTGGTTGCCTACACGTATGTATAAATTTGGTAAGTTTTTGGAGGTGTTAAATGAAATGGAATCATTGGGTAATGTTGTCGTTAGGTTTAGCAGTGATAGCATCTCAGGGGAACTTGTGGCAGGAAATACTACTAGCACTATCATACCAGATAGTTCCCATCCAGTAGGGAGTACGACAGAAGTATGTAAAGCCTATGAACGTGGTGGTAAATGTGGTGATTGTCGCCTATGTTGGGACAAAGAGACAAAGGTCATTGCCTATCCTATGCATGGTGCTAAGGGTTTGAAGCTAATAAAAACGAGGAACGTAGCATGAACACGCCAACATATATAATTAAAGGTATTGAAGCAGGGTCATACGTGCTGAATGCAGAGGTAAGTATTGAAGAAGAGACAGGTATACTAGATGTATATACTTTTGATTGGGCTAAAGAAGGGGAAGAGGTAGGAGCAGAGCATCATATGTCTTTGTGTGAGTTCTTCTTTGAAGAGGTAGTGTCTGTTATAGCTAGCTCTCTAGAGACTCAAGGAGTATTTCTTGATGATAATTAGAAAGATACTTTTATTTATAATTATATATGTATTAATATGTTGGTTACTTCGTATCTCATAAGTGTTTTAAGGGTAGCATGTTTCTTGTTAGAAGTAAAGGGATATGTTATAATAATTTCCTAGGAAACTTTAGGAGTATGTTTATGAGGTGTGTTTGTTGTGATACAGAGTTAACAGATTATGAGGCAACTAGAAAATATGAAGTAGGTATTTTTCTAGATGCATGTAATGATTGTTGTCATGAGTTTGATGACGAGATACCAACTATAAATAGAATGGATTTGTTATCCGCAGGAGATGAAGAATGATTGAATTATTTACAGGGCAGGGTTGTTCAGCGTGTGTTACCCTAAAGAATCGGTTACTTGATTTAGGTATTAGTAACTTTGAACCACGCAGTACAGATATG